ATCGTCAATATGGAGTTAAGTTATTATCGCACCGGTTTTATTAAAGCAGTAAAATTATACTATAGTAGTTTCTGCGATTTATTCTCTTATTTAAATTATGTATCTCACGAAACCCTTGATACACTTGATAACATATCTTTGACTTTGGTATGGATTCTCGGTTTACCACAACAAACCGAATCTAGTTACATGGTAACAGATGAAGGAAAGACACACGTCGGTTCACGAGTTTTTCGTTATTTGCGATTCTTCCCCAACCAGATTAGGATCTGGTGGCATGGAAAAGCTGTAATGGTCACTCGACAGGATGAATTGCGTGCTCGACAAGCAATTGACTTGGTCAATGCTAAACAGGAGTCTACGGTTGTACTTCAACACACTGATGGTGTTAAGGATTTCACGATAACGGTACCGAGAAGGACCCATCGAAGAGGAACCTATGATATCGTCATGACAGTCAAGTTTTCAAACCCTGGAATTGAGATTGACACTGGAGCTAATCGGCTCGTTGCTAAGAGATTACTTTACAATGCAATGAGGGATGCTGATTGGCGCACGGTAGATATAGCTAAACAATTACCAATCGCTTTGGAAATGGTCTTCATACCAACTGACGAGGAAATCATCGCTCATAGAGTTAGAGCTTCTGCCACTTTGGCAGCAAGACACAGGGAGCATGAATCCGTTAAGTTCGCTAGAGATAGACCTAGTATATGGTATTGGTTTGGTCGGGTTAACCGGTCCAAACCGATCTCAGAGTGTTGATGGGGCCTGGCTCCGCTACCTGGGCGTGAATGTAAGAGGTCAATAGCACCCAATCACCCCTCGTTGAAGGTAGTGAGGAGAGCAGGTCAACAAAAGCAAAAGAAAACTTTTACCTTTACAGGTTTGGTACCAGAGGTTGATTTTGCGTGTTATAATGGTGGTATCAATGCCCTGGAGAGGGCTTTAAAGTAGAGAGTGTTTTTCGTCGAGAATAACGGCTCATACCAACCTCCACCCAGTCCGAGATTGGACGCTTTTAGTAGTAGTTGTTCAAGATTCACTGCAGCTATAAAGAAACATGCTGTTTGGACCGCCCCGATGAAGCCACGTGCATTTGCACTGACATACCAGGGTCGCAAACAAACTGTGTATTTAAAAGCAGCAGAAGAAAATGAACGACTTGGATTTCATGATAACTTAGCCCATGTAAGTGCATTCGTGAAAACTGAAAGTACAGATTTACTTCTACCAAAGAGCCAGTACCTCGTGTGATACAGCCAAGGTCACCGAGGTATCTTTCAGAGACTGGACGTTACATCAAGCCTATTGAGAAGCTGGTGTACAAAGCCATAGATTCAGTTTTTGGTTACAAAGCTGTATTTAAGGGAATGAACGCTGAACAACGCGGACATTATGCTCGTCTTTCCTGGGATGAGTTTAATGACCCAGTTGCAGTGTCTGGAGATTTTAAACGTCTGGATCAACATGTATCTACGCTAGCTTTAAAGTTTGAGCATGAGATATATTCATTCTGGTACCCCGGAGACAGGTATTTCAGAAGGTTGATGAGATTACAATTGAGGAACAAGGGATTTGGGAGAGCATATGATGGCTTCATCAAATATGTAGTTAATGGCCGCCGTATGAGCGGTGACAGTAGTACTGCTGTAGGCAATGTCTTAATTGTCATGGGTATGTTCTACGATTTTTTAACCACTAATAAGATGCGAGTTATCGATGACGGCGACGATTTTGTCGTCATTTGCGAACGCAATGACCTTTGGAAGGTAAAACAGCTAGTTGATATATCACTAAAGCATGGATTCACGTTAAAACTGGAGGAACCTGTATATGTGTTTAATCATATAGTGTTTTGTCAATGTCAACCCATATATGATGGTGAGAAGTGGATAATGGTGCGTGACCCTCGCACAGCTATCTCTAAAGATTTAGTTTCTTTAAAACCGTTAGATAATGAATCTGTCAAACGCCAGTGGCTTTCAGCTGTTGGTGACGGAGGACTTTCTCTAACGCGTGGAATCCCTGTTTGGGACTCCTTTTATAGAATGATGAAACGTGAATCCTATGGAGCAAAACCACTCTCAGATCCCACATTAGATGGTGGCTTTTGGCGCCTTTCACTCGGTATGGATCGTCGAGATAAGACAATTTCAGATCAAATTAGATATCAATTCTGGTTAAGTTTTGGTATTCTACCTGCTGCACAAATCATTTTGGAAGAACATTACAACAGTTATGTTATGCAGGTTGGTGAATCTAGCAATAGATTCATCCCCTTACCCTTATAATTGGGTCTTCTCCATAAAGCGCCCAAAACTGTTATTTCAGTGCTAAACAGAATGCCAAGAGACTGCACGGAGCGCATGGGAGTGAGAAGATGTACAGTCCCGTTTCATTCATCGGCGGGATCCAATACACGATGAATAAAAGCAAGAATAAAAGTAAGCAGGTTAAGACTCCCGCTAAACAAAAGTCTAAGAAAACTCCATTTGCTGACGTAGGTCAAGTTGTCGGAAAAGCCGCAGGAAAATTACTCGGTGCACCACAACTAGCCGGTGTCGGGAGATGGTTGGGCTCAGGAATTGGATCTATATTTGGTTCAGGTGACTATACTATGTGTGGTCCCAGACCTAGCTACAATATCCTCCAAGGTCAAGTGCCACAATTTAGCACAACACATGCTACAAATATTGTGTCACATAGAGAGTATCTTGGTGATATTGCAGGGACCATTGCCTTTGCAAACAACTCTTACCCATTGAATCCAGGTATGTCTAAAACCTTTCCTTGGTTATCTACAGTGGCCGTCAATTACCAACAATATAAATTTCATGGTTTAATCTTTGAATTTAGACCTTTGTTGACTGATTACATCACTGGTGGTTACCCTGGAGTCGTTTGTTTGACCACCAATTATAACGCAATAGAAACTGCTTACACTACCAGACAAGAGGCTGAAAATGCCGAATTTGCTGTCAGTAGTAAGCCGACACAAGGTCTAATGCATATGATTGAGTGTTCACCTACCGAAACTCAGTTCAACATACACAACATCAGAGCGGGACCTATCTCCGGGGACCTGCGTTCTTATGATTATGGGTTGACTCAGTTTATAACTCAAAACAATCCAGGCGGAGTCCTCGGTGAGTTATGGGTTTCATACACGGTTGAGTTTTTCAAACCAATCCTCTCTTTGGAAAACAATTTTGTCGTTGCTGGTAGTATGCATCTATCCAGGTCCGCTTGTACAGGTCCTTCGCCATTTGGAACTATTAATGTCGTGTCGAATGGAACAATTACTTTCGTTCCTGCAACTGATCGATTCACAATGACTAACTTGTTGGTTGGATCTTATTACGAACTATTAGTAGTTTGGAATGCTGCAACCTCAGTTAATATCGCCGCATACGTTACGTCTGGAATGACACCTGTAAATTTGTTAAATTTAGATACCAATTCCGTCGCTAATGTTGGAGCCGGCACAGTAAACCAATCTATCAACTTGTTCTTTGTTGCAAATAGTACAAATGCAGTATTTCAAATCACCGCGTCCACCATTACCGGTTCTTGTTCTGTTGATGCTTTTGTTAACACTCTTGATCCAACTATTACTGCTTAAGCTTGCTTATGACCACGAAATGTCAATAAACGTACGTAGCACCTGCCCGAAACAGAAACGTAGAGTACTTCTGTAAGGAAACTGGGGATTCACAACCCCACTATTGGAGTGTCGGAAGGTCCGGTTAACCATCCTTGTACCTAGGTTAAGGTACTGCTGTCAGATGTAAAGAGGGCTGACCGTTGAGTAACGTAAATCTCAATACCTGCGGAGCGCAACCGTACTACAAACAAGCGGGGTTCGATGAGTGTCCAGATCACTCCGTACTGATCTTAGATCTGGTGATCGAAGTGGTGATCACTATTGGCTACCCACAAGTCGGCAAATTGCGGCGCTGACTTGTTACAAACATCAACGATGTGTATTAAAGATTAACTACCTTAAGTAGTGCCCGTGACCACGAAATGTCAATAAACGTACGTAGCACCTGCCC